GAACGCGGTGACATCCTCAACGGCGGCCAAATCTAATCCGCCGTAACATTTGCGGCCTTTCAGTTTTTCCAATTCCACAACGCCCGACGATTTCATCCATTCGTCGTCCGTAATCCACGACGCCAAAGAATTGACCCATTGGTTCAAATGCAACTGACGGAATGCGATTTCCGACGACGGCAATGTCTTTGCCTCGCGTGACATCTTTTCGAAATATTCGGGTTTGATACTGATTCCAAAATTCGGATTCGCCTTTTTCCACGTTTCCAAATCATGGATGTCGTCATCTGGTTCCGCCTCATATATCAACGGCAAAAACGTGTCGTCGTCGATGACGCCTTCGCCAACTCTTTTCCCGTAGGAATACAATTCGTGACAAATGGAATTCGTGTCGAACACGCCCGCCGTTGTTATTGCAATCATTAAAGGTTGTGAACGTGCGCCCATCGACGTCGCCATCACATCCCACAATTCGCGATTTTTCGCCGTGTGCAATTCATCGTAAATGACCGCCGACGCATTCGCACCATGTAGCAACCCAGCATCCGCCGCGACCGCTTTCAAAAACGAATTGGTTCCGTTCAACACAATTGAATTTTGAAACGTCTTGCAATTCTTTGTTAAGATTGCGGAATTGCGAACCATTTGTTTGCAGACCTCAAACACGATTTTCGCTTGGTCCCGTGACGATGCGCAACAATAGATTTCCGCGCCTTGTTCTTTTTCAACGAACAACACCGCCAACGCAATGGCCGCCGACAAATTTGATTTTCCATTCTTTCGCGGAATCTGGACATAGCTTGTCCGATATTGTCGCAACCCCGACGCGTTCATTGTCCCGAACAAATCGTGAATGAATTCCTTTTGCCATTCTTCCAACAAGAATGGTTGCCCCGCCAAATCACCTTTCACATGGGTGCAAACCCGTTCAATGAAATTGATGATTCGCGTGGATTTTGTTTCGTCGTGTGTCATTAGAACATTGTCAGTTGTGATTGGTGAACGCGTAATCGTTCGGCCGCGTTGTCAAAATATTCTTTATCAATTTCAAATCCCGTCAAATCAAATCCGCGATTGTGGCACGCCAACGCGATTGAACCCGAACCCAAATGTGTGTCCAAAATATTGTCGCCTTCGTTGGCGTAATTGTCCAAAATCCATTCGTACAACTTGACGGGTTTTTGGGTGGGGTGGATTTTACCTTTAGAATATGCTTCAACTCTACTCATTCTAAAAGCTTTACTTGCTTTATTGAAAGAAGTCCAAGCTAATTCAAAATCACTTCCAGTAAAAATTTGCATTTTATCCCAAATCAAATTGCATCTTGTAGGGGGTAAAGTAAAATAATTACCACCCCAAATAATTTGATTTTTACTCACCCTAAAAAGCTGATTAAAATATTTGTCACTAGGTACTTTATCCCATTTCACAGATGCTCTATTGTTGTCAAATTTTGCTTTTCTAAGTCCACCTCCATCGACTAATTTGTTTCCCACTCCATACGGTGGGTCAACGATTGCCAAATCAAATTCGTTGTCGTTCATCTGTTTCATTGCCTCAAGGCAATCCATATTTTTCAAATCAATCATTCCAAAAGGTCGTCAAGTGTTTCAATCTTTTCTTGCATTTCAATTTTTGCGCGTGACGATGCCGTCAATCCAAATTGTGTCATCATCTTTTCAACCTTCGCCCATGATTGATTCATCATCAAAACTTCTGGGCGCGGTCGCCACATCAAATCGCCTTGCGCCGTCGTCGTGGAATACGTTGGTCCTTGTTCTTTGATGACATTCCGCGCGACCTGATAATCTTCCCACGCGTCCGCCAACATCTGCAACGCCATTCCATCGACGTCCGCAACGACACCAAGGTCGTCCAATTTTTTGACCAGCCAATCAAATGTTTCCGATGCAGATTGAACCGCGGGAACCGATGGGATTCCGTCGGCTTCCAATCTATTTTTGTGGCGGCTTGCGTCAAATGTTCCTTGCGCTTTCAACATCGCCGTTGGTTTTGGTTTTCTTCCTTTGCTCATTTTTTATCCTTTTACAATATCGTTTTGCCCACATCTTGACTTTTTGTCGCTCAAAAATGCGGTCGTGTTCGCTTTATGGGGGCGGTGATGCCTATATGATGCTAATTTTAGCTTTTGACCCCCCCTATCCGTGTGTTTTTTGCTAATATTTAGGCAAAAACCCACCTTTTCGGTCAAATTTTGCGTGTGTGTGCGGTCATCTTTCATGCGATTCGCGTCCCGATTTAACATTGTGACACCTATGACACATCGTTTGCAAGTTGTCCCAAGCCAACGAATCACCACCGCTTTTGATTGGGACGATGTGGTCAACAACTTGCCCAACGCTTTCACATTCAACACACAACGGGTTCCGCTTGATAAACATTCCGCGCAATCTTCGCCATGCGGTTGACTGATAGAATTTATTTCTTTCAATCCGTGCTTTGCTTGACTTGTTTTGACCTTGCAACCACGGCCGTTGTTTTCTCTTTGGTACGTTAGGCATTGATACAATCACTTATTTCGTCAAAATCTGCGTCAAAATCGTTGATGTAAATAGGTCCGTAATCACCGACATAAGTGTTCCAGACGTTGAATTCACAATATACCATTGCATCTTCAACGCTCATTTCATCACGTTCGACCAAGATTTCAACCATTCCCACTTTGGAATATATCACACGCCCGTCGTCGGACGTTCCACAAATCGCGTCATGGAATCCATCCGCGAACAATGTTTTGTTTTCAACTATCATTTACAATTTATCTTTTTGTTCTGGTCTGTAATACTTGCGCAAATCGCGGTTGTTCTGGTCGCGTTCCACTTGCGTCATCTTTGATTCCCAAAACCCGAAATGGATGTACATATGATTCCGCATCGTGTATTTGTCCACCACATATTTTTCCGACGCTTGGGGAATGTGCAACCCGCGTTCCCTTTTATATTCTTTCGAACACGTTTTGCATTTCGGACGATGCCCCGATTTCGTATCGGTCAATCGTGCGAAATGTTTCAATTCCTTTTCTTCCTTGCACTTGCTACAAACCTTTGTTTTCAAATCTTTTTTCAATTGCGGTTTTTCTGTATTTCTTTATATGAGTGACAACGCCGTCGGCATCTTTGATGAATCGGATGGCGTGTCCAATCATTGCCGTGTCGTTCACTTCTTTCAACAATGGAACCATTTCAATCAATCGGACTCGCTTTGATTCGCCGACATTCATATCGACAAATATTTGCGCCATCTTGTTTCTTGTTTTCAAATCAATCATAAGCCACAATATCCCGAATCACATTCATCAAAATCGTCTTGAAATAGTTCCGTTTGCAAATTGTATTTGAAAATATCTTTGTATTTCAACAAATCTTTTCCGCCGCGCCAATTATCATTTGGATGTTTGACACCTTCTTTTGATGCAAACCAATTCAATTTTTCTTTGTGCCAATCGTATTGTTTACGCAATAAAATTTCGTTTTGATGAAAACAACCAACACAATTGTTCAAGGGCGCAAAACGAACGTTTTTATCTTTCCAGAAATGTTGTATCTGGTCCTTGAAAATTATGTCTTTAATCAACGGAAATGTTGGTTTTTGCCATTCAATCATTCCCCATTTGTTTCGTTTTCCACGCTTTCCAATAATGGCTTTCATTTCCAAAAATCCATTTTCATTGGTTTTTTCTTTCATTCTTTTCGCGCGTTTCATTTCATTGGCTCGAAATCCAATTCTAAATTCACTCGGTTCATTTATTGTTTCGCGCCACCAATCAAAAATTGGATTCAATTTCAATTGTGTGGTGCAGAATCTTCTTCTAACGTTTGGCAAAGTTCCGCCACCTTTTTCAACCACTTCGTCAAACGTTGGTCCCGTCACCCATTTGATTGCTCGTCCAATGTATTGTTCTAAATCTAACATCGTGTAAATGATTTTATCATCTTCAGCGGTTGCAATGAATGGTTTCCCGATTCTATCTTCAACCATTTGACGAACTTTTTCATCGGGGAACCGACAACGTTCATCCTCGATTCGAACCAATGCGAACACATCAAAATCCGCTGGATAATTTGCCGCGATATATGACGACGTTCTTCCGCCGCTAAGTGAATTTATTGTTTTCATCCCTATAAAATACTAAAATTTTTGTCAATCATTAGTTTTGGGCCTTCTTTACGATACCCGAACATTTTGTTGGCTTCCATTTCGTTCAACAACTTGGTTGCGGTTCGCTTTGGAACGTTTTCCGTGTCTTGAATGAATTTAATGGCCGCCGTTTTGCTTTTTCCGTGAATCAATGGCAACACACCATCCATGTCGTTTGACGTCCACACGCGTTCTTCAATCTTTTGCAACGGCTCTTTTTCAGTCAATTCAATTGAATCATAAGACGTAATAACCATTTCCATTGATGGGAATTCAATGTTCCGTGTGTATTCTGGAACAATATCCGACGCGCTTGGTGTGTTTTCCGATTTAGCCAATGACACCGCCGTTTCTGCTTTCTGTGTTATCAACGCGCCCAAATGTCCTTTGGCGTTTCTGTCGTTCTTGTTCTCATGTAAAACACACGAAATGTGGCAATCCTTTTCCGCGGTCCATTGCAACAACTTGGATGCGATTTCCGTGGCTTCTTCTTCATCGTTCACCCCTTTGGATGCCAAATCAACAATCCCATCAATGACAACAAAACCCAGATTGTCAAACGACTTCATGACGTAGTCCGTCAACTTCATTCGTTCTTTGTTTGTCAACAATCCGCGGAATCGGTAATGTTTGAAATTTGGAATGTTGACACGCGGGTCCAATCCCGCCATTGTCAAAATCCTTTTTTTCGCTCGTGCTGAATGCCAATCGCCCATTTCTGTGTCAATGTAGATGTTCACGCGGTCATTAACGTGTCCACGGATATGATTGGAAATCGTATTGGTGGAAACGGCGGCGGCCATCAATGCCGACAAAAAATAGCTTTTGCGCGATTTGGCTTTCCCTTGAATCAATGAAAAATTGCCCATCGTCCCGAAAACATATTCATCGCCACCGAAATGCAACGTGATGGCTTTGTCTGGTTCTGCAACCTCAACCGATGAATCCACTTCCAAAGATTGCAACAACGCCGCCATTTCATCCAATTGTTCGGGTGTGGCGTTCTCGTAATCAAACAACGCATCGTCCGACACTTTGCGCGATTCATTTGATTCGCCGAATCCTTGTTCGCGCAAATCTTTGATTGCGCTTTTAAAATCACCATTGTGACCCAATACAACAAAACATTGGAATGCGTCGTGTGCCTTTTCCGCCTCGAATTGTGTGGATGTCGTAAATGGGAAAAACAATCCAGAATCTTTGAAGATAACGCCAGATGTTTCCGATGTTGTGTCGCCCGTTCGCAACAAATACGTCATTCGTGCGTTTTCCCGAACGATTGTCCATCCGTAATGCAACAAGACATCCAACGCGGTGTTCGTCGCTCTAAACTCGCCCCACGGCGTTGAATCGTCCGAATCGTTATCCAATACCGATTCCGTCGGTTGATTCTTTATTGGTTCGGGTTGCGGAATGGTGGCGTCCATCATTTTGGCGCACATCCAAATCACGTTTCGTTCGTCGGGGCTGACTTCAACGACGTCGGTGATTTTTCCAAGGATTTTATAACCCTTTGTTGGCCAAACAACGATTTGGCCACCCTTTCCGCGTGTTTCGAATATTACTTCGCCTTTGCTATTCTTCGCCAACTTTTCGTTTCCCGCGATTTCCGAACATTTGAAAATCCAATGGAAACCGCCCGATTGCGTTTGTTGGATAATCATTTTGTTGATGAGGTCGGGTGCGTTGTCCTCAATCAATTCCTTGAATTCATTGTATTCGTCACCCTCAAAATATTTGGCGTCAATGTCCAAACATTGGATTCCATCGAAACCCATGACCAGACCGATGCCGTTGGTCTTATCAAAAACGCTTAAATCTTCAATCGGTGTTTTCGCGTGTTGTTGCCATCCTTTCAGCAATGGCCGTTTTGAATTGCGAACCAAGGGAATTGGGGAAAATCCGTGGTCGCGATATTTCTGGGCAATCTTTTTGATGTCCATTCGTTTTTTGCTCTTTGTTGTGTGTTATCTAATCAACGCCCAATTGTCACAATTGCGCGAATATCTTTTGGGCGTCAATGTTATTGACTTACGCCCCTTTAATTCCTTAAAAGGAAAAATGAACCAACGGCGATTCACCACGTCATAACATATGACAAAATCAACGTTTTGATATTGGTCGAAAACGCAAGTGATTTCCGCGTGGTGTTTCTTGATGTATGTCGCCGACTTCACTTGTATCGTCACGAAACGATTCCCGCGGAACGCTATCATGTCAACTTCCGATTGATGGACAAAAGGAAAGGCAACGTGCCAATCCCTTTGAATCAATTCCGCGGCACATCGCAATTCGGCCAACGCGCCGTTTTTGTGGTTGTCGTGAATCATTTGATTTTCGACAAATAGTCATCGTAGCTTTTCGCGATGAAATACACGCCACCAGAATCATTGATTTCCTTTTCAATTTCTTTTTGGTCGGCGGATTGTCTGTCCTTTCCGATTTTCACTTCAATGCCGTAAAACTTGCCGTCAATGATTCCAATGATGTCGGGAATGCCTTTCCGCTGGACGCCCTTCCGATATACGTTCCTTTTCTTATCGTACACCGCGCCGTTGTTTATACGATACGCCGCGCCACCGCGGACGTGGTACATATCCCAAATGATTGTTTTTGTCAAATCATTGGCGGTGGTGTCTTTGAATCTTTGTTTTACCAATGCGTGCGGTGGCAACATTGGGTGTTTTTCGGCTTTCAGTTCGTCGGCTAATTTGCCCAACTCTTTTAAATTCTTGGGAATCCAATTCATTGTTGATTCTTTTATTGGCGGAATGCTCAATCATTCTTATGATGTGTTCTTTGTCCATTGCCTTGAAATGCTCTTTGGCAAGTGACCAACAAACACGTTCGAAATCATTCAAGTATTTGTCGTTCATATTTCTGTAATTTATTCCAGAATTCCAAATACTTCATTTTACGCATTTCAATTTCCATTTCAACGTCTGGGTCGTTGCGATGAACTCGGAAAATAAACAATTTTTTTTGAATGCGCGGGTCGAACGAAACGAAATCCATCCATTGCAAAGAATCAATGACAATAAAATAGTGCATCACTTGCGCTTTGTATTGTGCGGGAATCTTGTTCATTCTTAAATATTCAACGTGCTTTTTCGTTGATGGACATTTGATTTCCACGCCGCCAATTGGCACGTCCTTTTCATAGACCAGCGCGTCGGGACTAATAGCTAAAAAATCATGTTCGTCGTGAATGCAAAAACCGATTTCCCTTGCATCGTTTCCCGTTCTCATTCTGTATTCATCCAACGCCACGGGTTCCATCATGATGCCGTGTTGCATCGCTTGCGTTGTTGGTGATTCTATAATCTCGCCCGACAATCGTTCCGCGATTAACTCATCGACAAACGTCAAATTGTTTGACTTGAAAATGTTCGCACATCGCGAACCCGTAATGACACCCAAACGCATTTCGAACCATTCGCGTGACCTTTGTTCAACATTCTTGATTTTCATAAATCTTGATTTATTATTCTGTTTAATTCTTTAATATCGTGCAATTGTGAAATCCTCAAATCATGCGCCGCCGCACGATATGTTAAAACCGACCCGTTGTCGCGAATCTTCTGTTCACCTTTTGCTATGAATGTGGCATCTTCAAAAAACATCTTTTTAGACCGCCATCCGCAAATCGTCGTTTCGTTGGTCTTTGTGTTGTGACTGCAAAAAACATAGGTGTGGACGTTATAGGTTTTTTGAGTGTCTAAAATATAGACGTCAAAATGTGGCTTTGGATTTATACCGCGCGCAATCGTTTTCACGTCAATCGTCATTCCATTACTTGCGACAATATCCACGCCGTCGTCAAACCCTTCTTTGCTTCGATATTCTTCGACATCAATTCCAAGATATTGGCGGACGACATATTCACCCAATAAACCAATGTATTGGTCTTTTCGTGACCCATCAAAACGACCGCGGTTCGCAAGACTATGACGCCCCAAATATTTCCAAATTCGTGCGCGTTGTTCTTCTGGTACAATCATGGAAATCATGCGTGATGTTTTTTGCGGTGTTCTTCGAATAGTAATTCACCAACCGCGCCCAATATGATTTTTGCGGACATGATGCGTTTCCGTTCTTCCATTCCTTGACGCCATTTTGAATAGTCGTCGCTTCTTTCGAAATGCCAATCGTGTTGTTCGAGCATTTGGATGAATTTTGTTTTTGTCATTGTTCAATCTTTTTCGATTCAGTTTTCTATCAAATCACGATAACACAATTCAATCATGGTAGTCGTATTATTGGGGCAATTGCAATTCATTTCAAAGTGATTGTCGGGTGAGCGTAAACATAAAGTAAAGCCAACACACTTAATGCAAACATGAGTATTGTAAACGCTAACAAGTAAAAAAGAATCTTTGTGGCTTTTTCTTGTTCAGTCATCTCTCTTTGGTTTTAAAGGTTTTGGTGTACCAATGGG